CGCCTGACTCACAGGCTCTGCGCCACAGTTTGTCTTTGCGTTTGTAGTTGCCCCATATCAAGGGTGTGGCAGGCACAGTGAGCCAACCTCCGGTCTGTGCAGTTTCTTGATCCAGTTGACCCCTGCGCCACTGACAGAATCCCAGCATGATCTTGTAGTTCTCAGGACCACGACCACTCACAATGTCCTCCACAATACTCGTATTGAATGTGATCGCAGCTGACTCTCCCACCCTTTTGGTGCCTGACACTGAGTATTCTGGTGTGTGCAGTATGGTGCATCTCTGTGTGAGCACAGGTCCACCACAGTACACTCTGTTCACGGGCAGTTGACCCACACCGTACAGTGATGATATGTTGTCATGATCAATGTTGGCCACTGCTTGATTCATGATGAATCCCATGTGACCCGACTGAGTTTCAAATGTGAGGATCACAGAGTGACGCCATAGATCATGTTCTGTGTGATTGATTCGAGGTGATGCTACCAGCAACTGCATGTCAAATATTTATTGGTGGCCCCACAGGGTCAGTAAATACTGGAATGACTGTCAGCACTGGACACATCACACTCACTGCAAGAACTCTGGAACGCTGTACACAGTTGCCCTACACTCGTTATTGGGAGAAGGGCACTGCAGATCCACATCATCCTGACCACATGACTCCGTGGCTGAGCATGGGATATCCTGAGAGCACACTGAGACAGTGGGGCGAGTTCCATCACGTGGACGCTGACTCAGCACAGGGCCTGTTTGAGTGGTGTGCTCAGTTCCGTGTGAGTGCATGGGTGCAACAGCACACACTGTTTGTGGTAGCTCTGCCGGGCATGGCCATGCCACCACATCGCGATGTACAGCAGAATCTCAGAGATGCTCACCCAGTGGATCTCATCAGACGCAGACAGATATTTGTGGAAGATTGGCGATCGGGTCACTACTTTGAAGTGAACGGTCGAGTGTTCACTGGCTGGTCCGCAGGGGATTGGGTGGAGTTCTCCATCGACGAACTGCACATGGGTGGCAACCTGGGCAACACCAACCGTTACACAGTGCAGGTGTCAGGAGCACTAAATATTAGACAATGAGCACCTACACCTTTAACATACAAAAAAGACCCACAGTGGACGACAGCACCTACGATGAGTATCAAGAATCATTTGATTCAACCAACGAGGAGGCTACAGCCATGGTGGATGTGTCAGTGTCCATCACACTGGACGGTGTGACCAAACACACCATCACACTGGGAGACTCACCCGCTGACCTAACATTTGATGCTGATCTCAGCACAGGCGATCATGTGATTCGCATTGTGCCACAGAAGACTCCCACAGTGTCCACAGATGTGGTTGTGAATCAGTTTTCCGTGGGATCAGACACCTGTTGTTTGACCTCATACAATTTCAACGCCATCATCAACGGCACTGCCAGCACAGTGAGACAACTGTTGGCAGATCCTCAAGCACAGTGGAACAATCACAACAACAACCATGACTATGTGTGGTGGGGCGAAATGGTCACTGTGGATTCCACATATGATCTTGCAGGCGACTTCTATCGACCAGCCATTGTGTCAGATCACGCAGGCGAATGGAAATTCAACTTTACAAAAACTTCAGATGGTGACCTATGGATGTCCTACCATGGAGACATCACTTCTGTGATGTATGACTCCACAGCACTGCATGACTACTACTTCTGCAAGAAGCCTGATGATGCAAGTGAAAGCCTGGAGTCACTGATGGCCAACTACTACAATGACTCTACCACAGTGCAGGGATTCATTGGAGCAGGATCATATGATGCTGAGTTGGTTTACTTGGATTCATCTCTGGATCAAACTGCAGAAGACGACAATTGTATTGTGGTGTTCAGTGCGACAGAATACGAAAACCTGTTGTTCAATCTGTGGTATCATAAAAACTACACAGTGACCAAAATCTCAGCTTCCTAGTCATTGATCTGATTGATCATTTTTAATCCTAACTTAAATACTTTCACATGGCAGTTGTAGTTAGAAAACCAACAGTAATAACTTTTATAGACATTCCAAAGACAGCCAGCATGTCCGTTGCTTCTTGGCTGATGGAACATGCAGATGGATTTGAATTCCTACGTAGACACACCACCTGTAGAAAAATGCAAAACGTTTACAAAGATGTAGGGCATACCTTCTGCGTGATTCGAAACCCATGGGACAGAATGGTAAGTTACTATCACCACCACATATCAAAACTCACAAGAAATATACAGGAAGTAACAGATCACGCAGGCGAACATCCAAGACACAGAGATACAGACTATCAAATTGATCACTGCGAAATGGTATTAGAACATCTGTCAAAAGGATTTAAATTTTTTGTGCAAAACTTTGATCAATGGGGATGGAGCAGTTGGAGTAGGCAACAGCAACACTGGGCAGAAGGAGTTGATCAGATACTGCGTTATGAAAGTTTAGATTATGACTTTGTTTCTATACAAAAAATGACAGGGTGTTCGACACCATTGCCCAACCTAAATGCAAGTTCACACAGAGATTATAAAACCTATTATGATCAAGAAACTATAGATATTGTGGCAAAACATTTTGCATCTGATATTGCACTGTTCAAATACGATTATTAAACTATTTTTTATTTAGATTACGGATAAGCTCTTTTATCTTGCTTGATTCAACGTTGGCTTTTACTTTGCCTATGTCGTCACCACTGGCTTTGTGTTCTTCTTTTGGTTCTTCTGTTACTGTGGATGTTCTTTTTAGATTGCTGTATATAGAAGACGATTGTTTCTTAAATGATTGATGCTCTTCTTCCTCGGCCACATCGAGTATTCTCAGTGTGTCCACATTAAACTCTAGGTCTACTTTGTGACCAACACCAGAACTGGATCTTGTTTTCATGAACTGTATCTGATACTTGCCACGCTCTCTCATTGCTCGAGATGTAAAGATACCAATCACATTGTCTGCTGTTTGTATCTTAGATAGTCCGCCTGAGATGTGCGAATGATCAAATTCTATTTCTTCAACACTGGCTCTGTTCAACTGTGATGCTGTGATCAATATTGCATTCAAGTCAACTGCTAAGTTTCTCAATTCTTCAGACACATACTTGTCTTTCACAAATAGATCACTTGGCGATACTTTTTTATTCATCGGCATCAGTAAGTCTAGATAATCAACCAGCACCACATCACACTTTATGCCATGTTGTATTTCAAACTCTTTAATGTATGATCTAACATCAACAGCAGTTGCGCCACTTGGAATATATTTGATTCTAACTTTGCCCAAGGTCTTTGCTTTCATCTTTATTTTTAGGTCAACTGTGTCTAGGTCTTTGAATATGTCTCGGGCCGGAGTATCAGTCATCATAGCATCCATTCTCATCGCAGTCAAATTCTCACTTAACTCTAGTGTTATGTACACACAGTTCATGCCCTGTTCAGCATAGTTCACTGCAAGATTCTGCAAGAACAAACTCTTACCTGCGCCTGATCCTCCTGCAAAAATGTTAAGTTCGCCTCTGTTGAATCCTCCGAACAACTTCTTATCAAAGTTTTTCCAGCCAGTTGGCATTACACCATTGTTGTCTTTGAGAGCCTGCAATCTTGCTTTAGGATCAGCGAAGTAATCAATACCCAGGTCCTTGGTTAGACCAATTTGCACTGCATCCTTGATTAACTTCTCTACTGGGCCATAGTCGCCCTTCTCCAGCAAGTCTGCAGATGCAAGTATGGCAGATTCTAATTCCTTGTGTCTAGCAAAACTTTCATACTCGTCAAGAAACCAATCAAAGTGTTTTGGATCAATGTCGGCAGCCGATTGCAGTTGTCCACCAGTTTTTGCATTAACAATTTCAACATCAGGCAGTGTTTTGTACTCTTGTGCATAATCATGCACAAACTTGGCCACATCTCTCAAAGATGCATCATAGTGTGAATATCTAAATATGTTTTGTGCTCTGACAAATGACTCTGCATCTGCTAGAAACATTTCTAAAAATAATTTCTGTAATTCTGTTGTATACTGTTGCACTTTTATATTATATCACTTTTGTAATTGGTTATCAATAGTTCTTTTCATATACTATATAATATGGCGTTTGCCTTCTACTTCAATACCAATTTCGCCATTCCTTAGTTTTTGATCAATTTTCACATTGGTATCTTTTTTCACTTGTAACACGTTCTCTACTACACCCCACCTATCACCTTGATCTAAATACAATATTGATGTTTTAT